GATTTCTTTTAGAAACTCGAAACTATCTTTGTGATGATACGGAATATGAAGATCAGAAATAACTAGAATAGATTTGTACATATATTTTCATATGGCATCATCTATATTGCTGGTTCCGCTTCTTGTATTGGTTCTGCTTCTTGTGTTGGTGGTGTTTCCATTTGGCTTCCATTAGCTTGTTCTGCCCCACCGACAACTCCTTGAGCTTGTTGCATCATTTGTTGCATTTGTCCTGCGGCAATCTGCATTTCTTCTGGTGATCTAATTAATTCTTCAGGGACACCTAATTTCTTAGCAACATATTTAGCAACTTCATCTTGCTTGACTAAAATATTTAATAACTGTGGACCAACTCTAGCTTGAACCATTCCTAAGAATCTATCAACTGTTGCCACATCTTGTTGATGTTGTGCTTGTGCTAATGGAGAAGAAGATTTAATTTTTATTTCTCTACCATTAATAACTGGAATTTTAATTCTACCTTGTTTCTTAAGAATATAAACTACTCTTTGTAAAACTGGATTAACTAATTCTGCTTGTAGTCTTCCGAATGCTGAACCAATTTGTCTTGAAAGGTCAGCCATTCTTTCTGCGACTTCTGTTGCAGACATAGGAGTTTTTTCATTCGGTACTCCTAACATTTCATTGTATAAAGCTTTTTTAATATTTGTTCTCATATCTCTAAGAACTAAATCAGATACATTAAAGTTTCCTGCTGGTGCGATTGCTTGTAGTCCTGAAGAGCCAGCCGCTTTCGGAATGATAGTCCCGGGAATTAAGGAAATATTATCGACATTAATTACACCATCATCTTCTACTTGATACATTCCTGAGATTGCCATTTGTGCATTTTCAAGAATTAACTCTATAACTAAGTTAGAAGTTTTAACTGCTGGCATCGCTAATTGTAATGGTCCTCTTCCGTATACTTCGCCTGCAACTTTGGACCAACGATAAACAATGTATGGATTAGAACCTAATCCTTTGAAAGTATTTTCACTTATCTTGTGTTCATACATTGGAGCAATAACACAAAATTTATATTCTTCTTGTTTGGTATTGTAATAATTTTTATAAACTATCTCGACAATTTCACATTCAGCATCAGGATTCTTTTCAGTATCCATCGCCATTGTTTCTGAGAGTGTTCCATTAGGATAAGCAATTAATAATTCTTTGAAACGAATCATTCGCTTACGGTAAACGTGATCTATCTTATCATCGTGTCCTGAATCTAAAATGACTTGAGGTAATGGGATTGCTTTGAACTTAATAGGTTGAACTGCATCGCCCTCTTCAACAAGAAGACATCCAGTACCTACTGCTATATCTAAAAAGGTTTCGTGAACCTCTTGTGAGAAATTTGAATTTTGTAATATTTCAAAAACATATTCTGTTGTTTCATCTAAAGCTAAATTAACTTCTCTTCGTTGATCTTTTGGAATTTCTGATCCTGCAACAAAATCTGCCCATCTTGCATAGTTAGGAACTATACCTGCTTGTAACCTAGAGGCGAATTCTTGTACACCAACTACTGCAGTTTCATCAAAGATTCTATCGGTTCTTCTTCTACCAATAGATTCTGAAAAGAAACTTTCACGTTGAGGTAGAGCAAACTCATAACATTCTTCAAATACGGGAAGCCACATATCCTTAATGGATTTAGCGTGGTTATACCGATTTAGTAATTGTTTTACTGGACTCTCAGTTGTTGAAGCTGATGCCTGTGGTTTTACTTCTACTACCATTTATTATGCTCCTAAGGTTGAGCTGCTTTTCATATTACCTGCAATTTCAAAACCTTCTCCGCCTCTTCTACCAGTCAAAAGTGATCGTCTACCTTTTCTACCTGTGTAAGCCGCAACTCTATCTTCATATTGTTGTTGCTTAGTTTTTGTTCTTTCAGCTTGTTGCTGTTTACGGAGTCTTTCTCGTTGTTGTCTTACCGATTCCGCTTCAGGTGGTGGTGGTGGAGGAGCAGGAATGTCTGGTTTAAATGGACCTACGCACATCTATCTTCTCCTTTCGTAAACTGATTTTGGTTTAACATCAAATACATTATAATTTCTTTTTGCTACAATAGGTTTATTAAATTTTTTGCCTAATGTCAAAGACCTACCCTCTCCTGCACCCAATAATAAATATTGGAGAGCATCGTGAATATGGGAGAACCTATTTTTATTTGGCTTTTCATCATATCGTTCTCCTGATACCTGAAGTCTTCTATAGTGATAACCACCGCTAAATCCTCTAATTAAGTTATTACATTTGGGATCAATTAATAATCCACTTTCCCCATCTATCATTCTTGATAAAACAGAATTAACTGATTCCAATCTAAGTGTTACATCATTTGAGGGAGCAGGTCGAGCAGAAATTCCTTTACCTCTAAGGATTTGAAAAGGTGTACTTTCATCTGTTTGTACTCTATGATCCCCCGCAGGATCGCCATATATATAAAATTCCCTTGGTAAAAAGGTTGACATATGTTGTTTAAGTATTACAGAAAAGTTTACAATCCCCATATCTTCAGCAACTAATTCATCAATCACAACCCATCTTCCTCTAATTCTTTGTGCAAAAATACAAGCTGGTGTTAAACCAAAGTCCATTCCTATAAAAATAGGAACACCATCGGCTACTGCGACATCTCCTTTGGCAACGTGAACATCTGATCTAAAGGATTCATAAACAGGTTTACCATCTTCAATTTGTCCTAGTTTATTTAAAACATAAACATCAATCCAAGATTTTGTCTTACCTCTTACAATATTCTTATAGTAGTTGGGAGTTAAGTTCTTTTGATTCTCAGCATCTTTATTAAGACCATACCCCTCAATTTCTTTTGATGAATTTCTTTCTTCTAACATCGCAGGAGGTTGATTAAAGAATTTCCAGTTGTCAGGTTTAATTAACATCTTAGCTTCTTGCTTAGTAATGTAATCAGGAATAATAGTTTCTCCTGCTAAGATAGACCACCAATGATCTGTATCAGGAGGATTGGTATCACATATCACACCATACCAAGATGCACCACCATCTCTCATACTGGGATAACGCCCTACCCGCATTGAACACGCATCAATAATTGATTTAGGAATTTCTCGTGCTTCATTAATCCATACCCCTGTCAGTTCGAGAGAGAGTAATTTTTTTACATCTTCAGGTCTATCAAGGGCTAGAAAAATAACTTCGAGTTCTAAATCCCCTTTTGCTATCTTATGAGTATAAGGGACAGACCAAATAAAAGTTCCCCATTCATTTTCAGGAAACCAGTCTAGCCAAGTTTTAATTGTTGTTGTTTTTAATTGAGGATTGGTATTACGAATAACCGCCCATCTTGATTTACGTTTACCATCAAGGGCTGGCTTTTGAATTAAAGCTCGTCTTATAATTTCTATGCAACACGCTACCGACTTACCACTTCCTACTGGACCTCTTAGTCCTCTAAAGAAACTATGATCTTTTAAAAATTTTTTTAGGATTTCTCCATTGGGCTTATAAGTTAGTGATCCCATAATCGACTGCTAGCTTGTGCAACTTCTCCAATGTTTCAGGAGTAATTGTTTCTAGTATCCTATCTGCCTCCTTATCTGTTTTCTTGTCCTTAGGATAATGTTTCAAATGTACATTCTTTACTACTGTTCTCAATAGCTTTATTTCATCTATGGAGTACTTGGTAAAGATGTTCAAAAGATTCCTAGTTTTCTTAACTTAAGTTGATCTTTACTTAGGAGGGCTTGAATCTTTTCATCTTTAGAATCTAATTCTTTTAATAAATTTCCAACATACTTCTTATGTTCCTTTTCAATATCCTGTAGAGTCTTAATGTTTTGAATTAATGTTGTATTTGTGGAATAAACTTTGTCTGATTCTAATTTATCTATTTGGGCTTGATCCCTGAGTAAATCTATCTCTTTCTTTAAAATTTCAATTTTACTTTGATGTTCTCTAGTGATAGCATTTAATTCCTCCACTCGTTCTATCCTATGACCTATTGAAGTTCTTAAATCACCATTCTCTTTTTCTAATTCTTTGTAAGCAATTTCATCCATGGTATCTAACGGTCTACGCATAGATAGTTCTCCCTTAGCTTCTCGAAGTTGCTTCTTAAGCTTTTCTTCTAAATGAGTCATCGCTATTAGTTGCTGCCTAGTGGTGCGTAAGGATATGAGCAACCAGACAAACCTATAACAATTAATATAACAGCAAGAATCAATATTATATTACGTTCCAATTTTTTATCGTACATTGCTATTCCTTTAAACTTCCCATTGGTTTAGTATTTGGTCTTTCGCCATCCTTTCGGCTTCTTCTTCGCTATGACCTTTTTGGATTTTTATTTCCTTGTATTGCTCGATTGCTTTTTTCTGCCTGTCATCTTTTTCTTTCTGTTCGTTAGCCACCATCTGCTTCGCTTTGATCTTGTTCCGATTCATCATTATTTGTAATGGACTCAAAGACTTGCTGCTCTTGCCAGCTTTTTTTTCTGATCTTTCTTGACTCTTCATAGTTCCTCCTTGAATTGTTATGTCCCTCAGGCGTGTCTGCTATAGGTACTTTTCTCATATTATTTTCTCACTTCCATTCGTGTTCCAAGGACTGTTGTATATTTCCCAGTAGGTTTATAATCCTTATCTCTAATTTCATAGGTTGCCCTTGCTGAACCTTTCTTAACCCAAATTTTTTTCAGAAGTTCCTTTTCATCTTCGGCTTCCACGTTTGCTTCTCTCAGCAAATCCATATCGCCCAGCTTCCATATTCGGACAAAGTAGTTCACGATAATCTATAACATAATTAGAACGAACCTTGAAGAGTTATATTGCGTGGGGAGGAGGACCTCGCAGTCGCATCGCCCAGTTTTTAAACCCCGTAGGGTAACGTAAAGCACTTGCCCTGTGATTTTCAGGGAAACATCGGTACTATGTCAGGTCGATGTTGATGTGGAAATCGCCAGCAACAAGGTGTTGGTGTTTCTCAGGTGCCTTGAATCCGGCTCTGTCTAGGATAGAGTTGGATGCTTCAAGCTGAACGTACTCACTCCTCGCACCCTGAGAAAGGGCAAGTAGCTTTACACCAGCGCGAGCCGAAGAAAGCCCGAATGCACGTTGCACCTCTTGAGCCATATACGTTTGCACTTCGGGTTTTCGTAGCATTTTGCTCGCACTTACCCTAGCTGAATTGCCTCGGTATCCTGCCATCTTCGAAGCTTTTGTGATAGTACAGCCCTCGGATACAAGCGTATCTACCAACTTCTTTGCTTTCGAGGAAATTCTGCTGTTGATCTTAGTGGCGATTGTTGCTAATTTCTGGTTGCCCATTTTGGTTACTTCCTATTTTCCTCTAATCATATATTCCCATACGGTACATTTCTCCGAGAAATAGTATATGATATCTAGGGCTTGTGTCAAGCTACTCAGACCAGTTCTATAACCAGAACCAATCGGCAAGATTGTAATGCTTCGTACTACTTTCCCATCTAGTGTAACCACCTCCTTTCCATAGCGTAATTTACTATTGTGCTTATAGCAAATTTGGGTGTTGATATTACAAGGGGCATGCCATCACTCATGCTTCGTGCTGCGGGTCCCCTCCCGAGGACTCCTCCCCGCCCTTGTAATTCAAACCCATCAATTTGCTAAACCATAAGCACAAGTAAATTACTAACTATGAAAGGAGGTACACTAATGGAAAAGCTAACGAAAGCATTGACAATCGTTGCCGATCACTTTGCTGGTTATGAACTGTCTGCTAACAACCCAAGCCCTGATACATATACTATTGAGAAAGGTAGTATTGAAAATATGATTAGAGGGGCGGAAGTTGCTCAAAATGGTGCGAAGAAATTAATCGCAACAATCGTACCAAGATTGAACAGCAGAATTCGATCCTTTAAAGGTCAAGAAGTTGAAGATACAGCTATCGCTCAAGATGCTGATAATATCAAAAAGCTTCAAGATCAGGATGTTGCTTTCGTGTCGTTTCTTAAATGTTCCAAAGCATTTTACAAGAATAGATTTGGTTTAGATTATTCACGTAGAGTTTGGACCGATCCGACCGACACGAAGCAACAAACCGAGGCAATTCGACTAGCTATGGAAGTTCTTGCAAAACACAAGACTAAAGTAGCTTAACGTATATGGCTTCAAGGGGTACTCTGTATCCCTTGGGGCTTTCTTTTTGCTCTTGCATAGAGTAGAACAAAATGGTAACAATTAGATTGGAGGTTGAAGTGTGGAAAAAAAACTGGGCGATGCGAGTGTTTAAAATGTCAGCATTAGCGAAAATTAACTTGGTTTGTATGCTAGCAATAATTCTATTGTTAGTTTTAAATCATTACATAAATTTGTGGGGAGGTACACCATGATAAATGATGAACATGAACATGAAGTAGAATGTACATACTGTAAACAAACGTACCGTAACGAAGAAGCAATAACTAAACATTATATAGAAGAACATAATCATAGAAAGGATCAATATGAGTAGTGCAGCTATGAGTGAACTCAATACACAACTGACTCTATGGCAAGGGGTTCGGTCAAGTGTATGGGTGATGTTAAGATATTATATGAAGACCAAGATGTTTAATGAGAAGCAATACATGGCTTGGAATAGTAAATGGCATGAAGCCGATGAAGAATGTAAACGATTAGAAAAATCATTGGAGGTAATATGAAAATAGAAACACTAAAAAAA